ATAACTGTTTAACGATTGAACAAGTACCACATGATCAGGTTTTGCATCAGGCAACAAAATCCCACAAGAAACCACAACACACGGTTGTTCACTGATCTCATCTTTTTCCATCCATGTTGTTGTGTCTGCATGTGCGTCATGCCAAACGATTTCTGCAAAGGTTGCCATGCTCTCACCAGCCTTCCTTTTTGCGATCCAAACAGAACACAGGTGCTTGGATGGTTAGGTTGCGTTCAGGTGTAACAATTCCTAATGCTTGCTGTGGTGGTTCATGTCCGAATCCCATCAGCATTGCGTATTCGTCATAGCCCTTCAGCGATCCGTTCACGACCATTGACGGTGTGCTGATGTATTGATGCCAGTGACCAAGCCACAAGGTTTGGAATGATTTGCCTGTGACCATGTACCGTGCGTGTTTCCTTGCACGCATCCGCATGATCGGTGGATAGATACCACCGATACCGCCACCGCCAGAAACCTGATCGCCGTGCGTTATTAAATGCCCATAGTCGTAAATCTGTACCAACGCATCAGCCGATTCTGGGATGGTGAATGTCACCCGTTTGTCTTTCACAAAACTGCGTTCCACCATCTTTGCTAACAGCCAGTCAAAGTTTGTTTTCACACGCTGCTTCATTCTTGGTTTGCGTGTAGTCCGACCATGATTACCAACCACAGAAACCACATGGCATTTCTTGAACTCTGTTGCCAACAGTTCCACTGCAGCCGATACCTGTTCAGCCCAAAACAGCAGAGAGCCAATCATGGTGTCCTCATTGGTCAGTGCTAGTTCCTCATGGATATCGCCACTGAAAATGTCACCACCCAAGATCAGAACCACACCGTCATAGTTGATACCTGACAGATAGTGCCGTGCCATTTTGATTACATTCTGTGTCCACTTTTCCAGACGCATCATTGCTATCTCACGGTTGTATGCGTTCAACCCTTCCATCTCGTCAGGGTTCACCACTTCATCAAAGTGTGTATCGGACAACATCACCACAAGTGTTGCTGCATGAGTTTTTGGTTTCGCTGGTGCAAGCCAGATAGGAGGTTTAACGCTTAGACCATTAACCTGATCCACAACTGAAAGAGCCTTTTCAAGTTCATCCAGTTTTGTTTGCAGACGCACATTCTGGTTGGCATAACTGTCACGCTGTTTGCGTAGGCGTAGTAACTCACCGTTGCTTTCAACTTCTAATGCCTCATTGATTTGATCGCCTAAGCCCATCAGATACCTTCTCTGTTTCTCCAACGCTGGATTGCGTTCCTTGTGATCTGATAATTGTTGTCTTGTAACACTTGGGAAATGACTGATGGTGAGATGGATGGGTTGCGCAATGCGCACACCAGATCATCTTTGTCCTCCCCTTGCATTGATTGAATCGCCAAATCAACTGACGATTGCTTTCCACCAGAATTAACTGGCGTTTCCTCTATCTGCTTTAGCAGTTTTCCCATTTTTGTCACCTTCTCTGTGATCCTGAATATGTTGTTCCAGTTTGTTATCCACTTTGTTCAAACCCTTATAGATCATCTTGAGTTGCATCTGCACAACAGCATGATCCTCACGGTTCTCCCGTCTGGCTTCCTTACTCTCCTTCTTAAATGATTGCATGAAACCAACCACAATGCCACCAAGCGTTGTAATACAAGCAACAACTATGGAAGCAGCACCCAAATCCATTTATGCACCAACAATTACCTTTGCTGGAGGATTCTGTGCAAAGACAGCCTTAATCTGCTCAGACGATTTCTTACCATCAACTTCCACATGAAACCAATCTCCATTAGGTGCGCCATGCACCGTATCTTTGTCGTACTTCAACCATGCCATATCACGATCACACTTAGATGCACGCCCGTGCGGTGCAGGGAAATAATCAATAATCATTTCAATACCCAAATCATCAGCGTGTTTAATCAGATACTCCATTGCCTCTGTCGCATACTTGCGCCCACCTTGTGCAACACCTTGCTTGCCATTGCCCATGTTGCGCCACGAAATGTCCACAGCACGACCTGTTGCATGAACACTCAATGATTCTTTGCCACGCATATTGCGAATACCCCAACTGCCGTTGTTCCAAAGTGCAGGGCTATAAGCCTTCAAGATTTCTTTGATTAACGCTGTGAGTTGTGGATGTTCACCTGCTGATGCACCATCTTTGTTACCTGTGTAAGCACGCTTCATTTAGCAGCCTTTTTCGCTGCAATCTTTTTTGGTGTCGCACCAAACGCTGCATCAATCTCATCCATAGTTAGTTCACCGTCAATAGATGCTTTTGCTAATGATTCAGCAACTTTGAATACGGACACTGCACCAGCAATGCAGGCTGATTTCCACACTTGCAAATCTGGCGCAATGATTGCTGCACCAGTTACAACACCCAACGCATTTGTGAGAAACAACGCAATAATTCTGCCTGCGACATCTTGAACCTTTTTCATTCTGAATCACCTTTCCTAAGAACCGTTGCAATGAAATGTACCAGCACCGTAAAACAGGTGATCCATAACGCCTGCTTCAAAGTTGTTCCAGACAATGTGAGCAGCACTAAACCAGTACCAGCCCAAACCCAAGCGTTCTCAATTAAATAGTCATGCAGTTTTTTCATTACGCCTCGCAGGTGCAGGTGACGGTAGAGCCACAAGGATTGTAGTACCTGCGATAATTGTGCGCCTTACAGCAACATTTACAACAGAACCCAATGGGATGTACTTACTGAAACCGTTGTTGGCAAAGATGTTAAGCGTTTCCTCAAACGCTGCCTTCACTTCATCAGGCACATCAGGATTGTTTAAAGTGTCTGCGATCACTGCAGCCATATCCTCAGAAAGTTGCGCTGGTTCAATTTGTTCAAACAGTTGTTGTGCCTGCTCACCCGTGATTGCTGTAAGCACTTCAGGTGAAGCAACCAGTTGCTCTGCCTGTGTGCTGCTCAGATCGGCTTTCAACATTTCTGTGACCACCGCTTGAACCTGCTCTGAGGATGTTGCATCAGACAAAGCCGACAAGGCTGCCACAAAATCTGCTTGGCTTAAAGGCTGATCTGGGGCTTGTTCTGGCAAAACAAAAGTTGAAGGGGGTACATCTACGGTGTCTGGAGGTTCTGACGCAACAGGAAGGCTCACAGGGGGCTCTGGTGCTGTTTCTGGAGGAAAGTACACGGTGACGATTGGGGCAATGGTTTCTGGTGGTGCTGGCTCTGTGATTGGTGGCAAAGCAACTGTGTCAGGTGGAAGCGCAACAGTAATCTGAACTGATGAAGTTGTTTCTTGCACTGTTGTTGTTTGTGGTAATCCCGTTGTGGTTACTTCAGCGATTGATGGAGGATTAGTTGAAGGTTCTACTGTGGTGCTTGTTGGCATCTCCGTTGTCGTGGTATTTGCTTCTGTGGTGGTTGTGGACTGCGTTGGTAAAGCGTCAGAAGTAAATGCCTCTGGTGGCACTATCTCCCATCCCGTGTTGTCAATATTCCAAGCCATAAGAAAACAGGTCGCACCGCCATTCTCGTACATCCAGGCATCAACAGGCTGTGTGCCAGCATCAATGTTTAACTCACCAGACATAGTTGCCGAACAGCCCTGATCCTGCCACACACCAAACTCATCTAAACCAATCTTGACTGTTCCACCATCATCTGACGCAATAAAGAACTCAATGGTTTGATGCTCAGGAATCTGCAGATAGCCCGTGTAATGCAGCATGAACAAATCCCAATCACATTGCTCATACGGCTGATAGTCCCAAGTTGCATTTATAAACGGCTCTGTTGATGTTCCGCACATTGGGTAAGCAATATCAGATTTAGTTGGTGGTATCTCGTTGATTGAATAACCACGAACCAGTAACCCGATTTGTGTGGCGTGTGCAGGTTGTGGCGCAAACAATGCGAACAATGCAACAGGGAGAAAGATCAGCCAACGAGAACGAAACATGGCTTGATCTTAAATTGTGTATTCAATCCATTCAAGGTTTTCTTCATTCCACGAATATATTTTCCCGTCTGTGGGTTGTGATGTTGGTGCTTGCCAGTCGTGGTTGCTATCTAATGACCATGACGGATACGGCTGTGGCAAAGTAAAACGACCATCAATGTAAAGTCCATCAATGTAAGCAGGATTAGAAGGAGTTGATAATAAATACTCAACTCCTTCTTGCGTGTCAATCCATTCTTGTTCAGCAACAATCATGTTTACGACGACACCATTTTTGATTTCAGCAAAATGTGCCATCATGCAATCCTGTACCGAATAATTACAACGCCATCCCTAGCGGCATTACTAGGTTGTCCAGCAGCACCAGAACCTAGAGCAGTACTAGTTGAACCAACTACAGACCCACCAGACCCACCTTGGGCGTATGTTTGGTTTGAACCAGTTTCGTAATCGTTGGATGCACCAGCCGTGTTCCCAGATGTTGATCCACCGCCAACACCTCCTGCGCCGCCGCCTGCTCCACCCTGAATTGAGTCAGTTTGATTACCGCCTGCATACCCTTCAACTGGTGAAAATCCTCCAGCGTTGCCCGATCCAGCAGTACCACCTAATGACTGACCGCCTCCCGAACCACCAGAATTTCCTGAGTAGTAGGTCGTTCCGCCGACCAATAAACCACCCGATCCACCACCAGTTGATGTGATCGTTGATGCACCAACAAATGATGAGTTTCCACCTCTAGTTGTTTGTGTGTTATATGGGCCAGCAGTTCCAACCGTTACTGTGTACCCAGTAGTTGAAACTAATGTTTGTGTGTTGGTTCGGAAACCACCCGCACCGCCACCTGATCGACGATCAAAACCAGTTCCACCACCACCAGCAACAACGAGAACATCAACAGATGGTGAATCACCTAATGAAGTAACAGTGAATGTTCCTGATGTAGTGAACTTGTGAGACTTGTAGGTAAAACCACCTGATGTGTATGTGTTTTCTGTGCCACCAGTAGCAACCATAAATGATGCACCTACACCACCCTTCCAGTAGGAATCTGTTTGATTGGTATTTCCACGCCGTTTGCGTGGCGCTAACGAACCACTAGCAATAGACATTCCACCCGATAATGCACGATCAAATCTTGACATGATTTAGGCGGTAATGCGGTTCACAAATCCAGTGATGGAAATAACCGCAGTAGTTGCAGCAAACGCACGGATTGTGTACGGGCTTGCGTTTCCTTTTATAACCAATCCAGAAGCAATCAGGTACAAACCGTTTGCAGCCTTCACCGTGTATTTGATGTTGTTGCTTGTTGTGGCGTTTCCCCATTCAACAGTAAGCACAACATCTGACGCAGAAGTATTTGTTGCATACAGCCAAACTTCATCAATCGTTGTTGTCGTGCTTGAACAAGTGTGAATCAGTGTTCCAGCAGTTGCAGTTTGTGTTACCGAAATTGGCAATCCGTCTGTGCTACCTGAAAATATTTGTTTGCTAAATGTTGCCATGTGTTATTCCTTTATCCGAATATCTGACTTGAAAGAACTGCTTGATCATCCTCAACATCCATACCCCTGAACAGAACCCAAGTGTCAGTGGCAGTTTTGTAAAGAGTAGCAACAGCATACTGATTCAATGACAAGTCAAGCGTTGAGTTCCAAATTGTTGCAGCACCAGTACCAGCGACAGTGACCACGCCAGCACCCAAGTTGATCAACTGGATTTTTGCGCCAATCGCATAGTTCACGGTTGCGCTTGCAGGCACGGTGATTGTGGTTGCGCTTGCGTTGGTCATTGTGACCTGTTTTCCAGCGTCAGTAAGCACCAGCGTGTATGAGGTTGTTTGTGCGTTCACATCATCAGACCACACAGAAGCCTGAAGGGTGTTCATTTGTGATGCGGTCAGGACTGCGCCTGCGGTGAAGGTTTGCCGTGCCATAGTGTCTCCGATTGTAACAGTTGTTAGATTGCGCCCGAATCAAGCAAGCCGAATATACCTGAATCCAAAATGAAACCAACTTGAGACAATGAACCGAAACGGTATTGGACAATGTGGTTGGCAGGGGTAATTGTGTGTGTGATGCCTTCCACTACCACATATTTTGTTATTGATGCAGGGCTGCCAGCAGTGTAGGTGCGTGTCACTGTTGCCAAATCGGTGAGATCAAGTCCAAGTAATTTGTTTTGATTCGTTGCCGACAATCCAGCAAGTTGTTGCGTCAAACCTGTATAACGAACTTCTGGTGTTTTGTAGGTTTGCAAAAGCAGGTTTGCAATAGAAAGAACTTCTGCCGTGTCTGAGTTCAAAAGATCAGTCGCTTCAAGCGTCACC